GAGTTATCGTTAGAAGTGTGTCTGGCCGTGGAGAAGATTGAGCGCACGTAGCTACTGCGTTCAAGAAAGGAGACTACCCTATGTATAAATATTACCTCGGTGGTGGATGGCAAGGCGGTAGCTGGGGAACCAGAAAAACGATTGTATCTTACTAACGAGGGGGTGGTCTTATTCTACGGTGGGGGAAAAGCAGGAAGGAAGCGGCGAAGTACCCCGCTGAAAGGAAAGGATTTATATGGCAGTTTATGTAGATAGGCGAATCAAGTACTGCCCCAAATGCGTAGTGCAGCGATACGATGGGGAGAAGTTCTGCAATCTCTGTGGTACTGAATTAGACCCCAAACCAAATAGCTGTCCTTGCGGTATGCCACGAAATTATTACGACAAGTTCTGTTCGTACTGTGGTATGCAAGTGGCAAAGGACATTCGTAAGGTCTTGGAGAAGTTAGACCGCGTAGATTACAGCTACGGCGACGTTTTTTAAATACAACCCTTGACACAGGGACACATCTAATGTACCGTACCTAAAGAAAGGACGGTATATGAATACCATCGAAATCGCAAGTCAAATGAGGGCAGAGGCAGACCGTCTCATCAAGGCGGCTGACCTCATCGCCCCTCGGCAGCTACAGCCCGTAGCACCTACCCCTATCCACAATCGAAACAAGCAGAAGCGCACAGGTCGTCGTCGGCTATCCGCTGAGACGCGCCGGAAGCTCTCTGAGGCTCAACAGCGTCGGCGTGAGCGTGAACGCGCTATGTCCGGTCAGACCCAACAGGCGGCTTAGTCATGGCTAAACCGCGTTCGCAGAATTGGCCTCTGGATGCTGATATCAAAGCGATGTCGCAGACAGAGGCTAAGAATGAATGGGAGAAAGTCTCGTCTGGCTCTGAGGAGTTTGACAAGCTCATTGCGGAGCGAGACGCCATTCAACGTAAGCTAGTGCGTCTCAGGGTGCGGCACCACATGTATCTATGTCGCGCATTGGGGCAGGATACTATCTTGGTTGACCGGGATGACATCCCTGCTTTAGAGGAGAACGTCGATGAAGCCGCTTGAAGAAGAGGTATTGGTTGCTGCTCGTAATTACGCAACAGCGGCACGTAGACGCGTTGACTACTACGTAGCTAACAAGGAGTCTATGGGGGCTTTAGCCGCGCACAACCGCAAGGCAAAGCCCATCCGTGACGAACATAGTAAACTACGCGCTCAACAAGAACGTGCGGCGTTTGTTCTGCGGGACATCGCTGAAAAGCTAGCCTACGAACAGGAGCAGGCCGATGAAGCACGAACTGATAATTCTGCACATGGTGCAGCCTAGTCCTGAATTGACGGAGAAAATAAAGACGTTCGGGAAGGGGTTGTCAGCGGAACAAAAAGAGCAGTTCACCGAGATACTCACGGAGTACTCGATTGAAAAAGGAAGGGCAATAGCGCGGGAGATGTTTCGAGAGGCGAAGAACAGAATGTTCAGAAACCTTAAGACACTTTTGGACTAGGGGGCTATAGTGCCCCCAAGCCCTTTCCAACAAGTACACCCAGTCCAAACTTCAAAGCATCGCCCAATGCCTTTCTGAATTTGGAAGGTGTCTTTACTTTCTTCAACTGCGCAAGCGAAGCATCGCACTGCGCGGTCAAGCCTTTCTGTGTATCTAGGTCTTTCTCGGCGCTAGCCAGAGATGCCTTGGCAGACTCGTAGTTCTTCTGGGTGTCCTCGAAGTTCGCCTTCAAAGTACCAGCGTCCAGTTTGGCTACAATGGTTTGTTTCAACGTGTCCAAGTCCATCGTAAAGCCTTCCGGCACGATGACCACCGACCGCTTATACGCCCCGTAGAAGTCAGTCTGCGCTTGAACCTTGTCCTGATTGTTCAGGACTTCATCTTTATGTTTATCGTTGTCCTTGGTGCGGTTCGCCACAACAACCTCGGTCTTACTCCGAGTCTCGGCTTCTTTAAGCCGCTGTTCAAAACTAGCCTTCATATCCTCGGCAGCCTTCTTTGAGTCCGCCCGATACTCTTCAAACATGGCTTGGAACCGTCCTAGGTTCTCGGCATCCTTACGCACACTGTGCACGTACATTCCACCGATAATCGCTAGGCACAAGGCAATCTCAGCTAGTCGAAACCAGCTAAGGGTAACATGATGCGCTTTAAGGCTATCGGCCTCAGAGCGCACCACGTTCAAATAATTACTTACGTCCGGCATAGGTTGTTACTTTCTTAATCTGCTCAGGAGTAGCGTCGATTCGTTCTACGTACACCGGAATCAAACTGGGGGTTTCATCCCACCCTAGTACTCCACTCACTACGGCTACCAACTTACCATCTTTAAACAGACCCATTCCCGAATCACCGGGAGCAACATGCATGTCTATGATGGCGCATGGAACACCGTCTTTGGTATCAAACCCCATGACCACACCTTGTCGGTACATTCTCGTAAGTTCTTTAGGGTTACCATAACCCTTTAGGACATCTTCTTGATGAATGTTATTCAAGTCCATCGGCGCTATGTACATCGCCGGGAACTCTACGCCGCTTTCAAGGATAAAAGCTTGGTCATACTTAAGAGGTATAATCTCATCCACTGTGATTGGATAATTCCCTACCGATACTTTGATATCCGCTGTAATAACAGCCGTGCAGTGCTGGGCTGTGATAAGTGCGTGGGAACCAACTATAGTGGCTGTACACGTAGCCTCTTTACCGTCCTCTCGTTCCATAACCAACTGAACAGAGGATAGGGCGGCTTGATTACGAGGCTTGGGTTTCGTTTGTGGCTTGGCGTGACACCCCGCCACTAGTAGAGCTAGAAGGAGAGCTAGCTTTTTCATTTGACACCTTGGCTGCCCTCGCAGCCTTTTTCTCGGCCTTCGCCTTGCGTACAGCACGACGGTACTGAGGGTCGTATGCCATACGGTCGAACGAGTATTGACGGATTAGGTTACGGAAGGTGTCACCTGTATACTTCTTAATTAGCGCCATTTTTCTCCTCTGCAATAGGGACGCTGAAATCAAGTTCCGACTCGTCAACGTCATATGCTTTCTTAATATGTTTCTCAAACAACGCCACGGCACACTGCTTCAGGTGGTCTACTTCTCCATCCCCGGCAGAAATCACCGCGTCGAACTGCATACCGTCAAGGTCTTTCTCAGATGCATGTTCGTTGTTATTGTCAGCACCATATCCCACACGCTCGACTTTCACTGTCCAGCCCTCTTCTTTGAAGGACTTGACCCAGTAGAACTCGTTCTTAAAGCGCATGTCGGAGATGAGAGCAACCATCGGATTATCTTCCTTGATGGTCTTCTCTAGCTGCTTCACCCAGTAGTACGGGTCTTTGGAGCGGCGGTATTCAGTACCCCACCACTGCAACAGCTTCCTGTGTTTACCCAGTGGACATAGCGGGTCAGTCATGTCTGGATTGGTGTCTAGCTCGACCCAGTCAGGTAGTCCCACTTCACGACGCAGCCATTCGACTAGCTGCGGAAAGCCGCCGCACTGAGCGGCAGCCGAATTTACTTCACGTTTAAGAGCGTCAGCGAAGGCGTAGCGACGAATGTCGTAGTCTTTGCCGAACTTCTCGATGATTGTCTGTACAACTGTATCTTTGCCATTTCGGGCTTTATACCCGAATCCGACTACTATACTCATTTATTTGTCAAGTCCTTAACGTCCGTGACGCTTCATGTACCAGCGTGTATAATCGCTGAAAGGGTTTTGTGCTTTGTCCGACTTAACGGACGTAACATCCACAGGGTAGTGCCACGTAGTAACGTGACCTTCACTGATACCGAACATCTGCTGGATGCATTTGATTGGCTTCAATCGCCAGCCCATGCCAAGCTCGTTCTGCCCAGTGAGACAACCGTTGATGATGGTACGCTCAAGCATCTTGGGCTTGTGCATATTGCCCTGAAGAATCATGTCGAAAGCCGAGCCTTTCAAGCCCGTAGCTTTACGATAAACAGGGTCATCAAACAGGGCGCGGAGACGGTCTTCAATCTGTTCCTCTTTACCGCTGGACACGTCAATACCGTGTTCAACCACGAAGCGGTGACCATACTGCTCCACAATCCCAAGCTGTCCAGTGTGGATGGTAATTTTAATCTGGTCGTCACCTTTGAACATATCCGCCAACATCTCGTACACAATCCAATCGAAGGATAGGTGCGCTTGCCGCTTGGTAGGCATCTTTGCGAGGAGACGAGGATGGTTGCCGACGACGCAGTCAATCTCAATGGGTAGACCGAGAACCTTCAGTTCTACAATCAACATTTGGAGTAGACGGGCGGCAAGGACAGTAGCCGCAGGGTCGGTCAAATCGTTGGTCAAGGCCAACTCAGGGTGGATAGACCCGTTAATCATGTCGCCAAGAATGGGTAGCCATATCTTGTCGAGCTTATACATTGTTAAATGGAGTCCAAGAATCTGTTTGATGGTCTGCACCAACTCCCAAACACGATTGGATAGAATCATGCTGTTATACGCATTGATTCCATTTGACTCCTCTTCTCTTACTACTTCTGACGTGTGCCAATCTGACAAGATACACGTCGCCGTTTCAGAGTGTCCCGCTGACACAGGTGGAATAGATTTCGCCTTGAGTTTGCTTACAGGGACAGGAGTAATCTGGAACGGTTCGGGGCTGTTGGCACAGTTACGGAGTTCTTCGATAACTTGCTCGAAGCTTACCCCTTGATTGCGCATCAGCCGCTTATTCAAAGAACGTTGGTCAGCTAGCTCCATCCGGGCTTTTTCAAGCTGGCGGCGAAGTAGCTCCTCACGTTTTAGCGGTTCAGTCATTCATCTCCAAACAGACGGGGGCGGTCGTTGCACAGTGTGCAGAACCTACCCCCATTGTTTCGTGGAATTCTTGCTAACAGTATCTATTATAACATAAAAAGTACTGTTTGTCAAGTAATAACTACTTACTTCTGTGCTGCCTTCTCTTCCAAGTTGTCGAGTCGTTTATTACCCATCTCTACGAGAAGGGCTAGACGCTCTGCAACCTGTCCGAATTTACGCATCTCTGGGAGACATTCGTTTAGGCCAACCACAGCTTGCTCGACGAGAGCAAGGCGCTTGTCCATATTGTCGTGACTCGATTTTAGAGTATCAACCGCAGTCTTTTTTTCCTCAAAGAGACGCTCAAGAACTTCAAGTCTCACAGCAGATTTGTAAATATAGCCTACAGCCCCGCTACTGATGATGGTACTTGCGATTGTGACCCCGGTGTTTAAGTCCATAGGTCTTTTCCTAGTTTATTATTGCAGGGCTTTAATAGCGTCGATTGCCAACCGCCCCCGCTGCTTGGCAACGTGTTTAATCTCGACATTTGCTTGGTGGTCGCGGACATGCCGAATCACGTCATTTGTCGAAAGTTCATGTAACCCATATAGAGTTAGGACAGAGTCGGTGGACGGGTCGTCACAACAACGAACCGTCACCGCAATAGCTCCGTCAGCTAACTCTACCGGGTCACCTACAATTTTTGCTTCATGCGCCATAGTTATTTGTTACTCGGGTCAATCATGTTATGTGACCAGACACCGCCGCCCAAATAAATATGGGGGCTGCTTAGGTGTAGTCGATACACCGTTCCTGTACCCAACGTCTCGCATGTAGCGGGAAGACCGATTTCTTCACCTTCACACCAGACCTTGGCATTCGGCCAATACACATCCTCGACACGCAGCCACAAACCATTGACTAGAATGTGATGCTTACCGGAACAGGTAATGCTCCTACCATCGGACAGTGTGATACGATAAAGCTGTACGTCTTCAACAACATCCATGCTCTGGAATTCGGCACCTTCTGTCTCATAAGGAGACATCAGTACGTCACCCAACGTTAAAGTCTCTACAGGCTTCTCCGTACCGTTGAATAGCCGTATGGGTGTACCAGCAACCAGACAGGCACCAGAACCACCACCACCACCTACACCGCCACCACCCGCTGAAAGAGTGATGCTGCCTATGTAAATGCGGCCTTCCTGATTGGTTAGGTCACGACTATTAGTGGTTTGCTGATAAGATACAGAACCGCCACTATATGACGGGTCATCAACGAAAACATAGTATTTAACTCCATATGACAATCCGGTTATAGAGCCTGAGTTATAGGTCACTGTACCGAAACCATAGTATATAGAGAATGAAGATACATTTATCGTCGTTGCCGTACCTGACTGCGATAACGGATTTGGACTCGGAGTATTTCCGGTATTGACGCCGGAATGCTCTAACGTGCTAGACTGTGATGCGAAATACACATCATCCCAACGCAACTGTGCATAGATGTTGGTACTGGTATTGAAAGTGCTTCCGCTGCTATTGCTAACAAAGGCAGCTAGCTCAACTTCCGCATACGCAGCGTTGGACGGGGCTACAGCAGCCTTCGCTTTCAAAGTCCAACCTACACCGCCAGTTAGGTCTGCTACGTGTTCACTGATATCCGTACCATCAGCTTGTCGGAAAACAATTCCAATACGTTGAATTGCGCTGACACCCGCAGGGAAAAAGGTGTTTGCATCCCAACGCATCCTAGCGGCCACAACTACTGTGTCTCCCGGTGTAACTTTAATCAAGTTACTTTTTACGCGAAACTCAGAGTTAGTTGTTCCGTTAGGAATAGCCAAGCTGGGTTTCAATTCCGCTCGGAAGGAGTAGTTACCACTATATGATGCTGAAGTATCACCAGTATACGAAGGACTGTCTAAATGGAATCTCCACATCGTATTGCTTGGTGATTCATTGTACCAGTCATCACAGAGATAGATAGCTTCAGTCGTGTAATACGTACTGTTATTGTGTACAGTGCCAGTATTATTCAGTTCAAAGCTAGGATTGTAAACAGCGTTCTTACCTGTAGTGGCTTTTTCCAACAAGATGGTCGGAAGCGTCGTAGTCGCGTTATAGCTAGAGCTATACTCACCCAGCAAATTATAAAAATAGACAAAATAGCTTAATGAGAATTTGTTGTTACCAGCCACCGTAATGACTGGGTTAAATTCTGCCGCTACTAAGTCTTTCTTATACAACACAGTACTGTTGTCGCTGGCTCTAACCTCAATACCCCAGATGTCCTGTTGGTTAGTCGGTAACCCTACAGTAATCTTTGGATTGATGTAATCGGTTATATCTATCGTCGCACTGGTAGGTGCAGACGGAACCAACGGAAAGCTACAACGCAACCCGGCAGCAAACCGTGAGTTAGCACCGTATGCTGTCGTCAGAGTTTTACAATAAACTGTCTCAGATGAACCAGCTTCCGCAGAAGCTCTCGTCATAAGAACCGTTTGTGCTACACCAGTAAAATTCTGAACAATGACAGTAATCAAACCATATGGGTCACTAGCTGCCCATGCATTAGATACCGAAACTCTTTGCCATTTACCGTTAAACGTAACTGTTAAGTTAGTGCCGGGAAACGGGCTGGTTTCAGATTCTATGCGGATACGAACTTGATTACCCGCCGTACCTTTCATGCTAATAGAGAAGCAGGCAGTGCTTCCCTGTGCAGGAACAGTGGAAATCTGAAATATGTTTGCCGCTGCACTAGCCGGAAACGCCACTGAAGTAACAGTCGAAGTATTACCGTCAGGGTCGGTTTGTGACGAGTTAGTTCTAGTCACCGCACCGTTGACGCTCCATCCCGTACCAGTTAAGTCCTCTGAATTCTTCAGGTAGTTACGGGCATCATATGCTTTAACATAAGCTATACGTCCGCGTACACTACGCGGTATAGAGAATGTCTGCGAAGAAGTTCTAGTGATTAAGTTCTTGGCGTCATCTACCCCCCAAGATTCGTCACTATAGCGAACTTCAAAACCACCAGCGGTTGTGCGTGAGCCGTCATTTTTGAAATACGGCGTACAAACATTTCCAGCTTCCAACTGCGCACCCCACACATGGTAGGTAGCAGCAGCACTGGATGGGTTATACAAAAACGCCTTAATGCCCGTTGATGTAGATAGCATCGTTCCTGTGATAGAGAACCGCTGCCATGACGTTGTTAGAGCGAATGCAGTCGTTGTTACAAAACCAAAGGCTTGGTCTTCTAACAGCAATGAAAGGTTAGCTGTACCGCTAGCCACCTTCATCCAACAGCTAAAAGTAAATCTTTGTCCAGCAACAAGAATATCTGCCGTAGGAGTAATTTGTTGGCCGATACCATAACTTGTAGTTGCACCCGCCCACACTAATGCATCCGCAGTGGCCGTGCCATCTGGGGCTGTAGCTGCATTGGCGGTAATCGTCGGTAGAATAACTCCACCAGACGTAGACCACGCAGCGTTATCGAAGGCTTGCGTCCAAAGCAATAGGTTAGGAACAGTCGGTGCAGCTTGATTGGTATTAAAGCTTAAGTCAGTAGAGGTTAAGCTGGTAAACGTAGGCGCGATAACATCCGGCGCAAACGCTAGCCCAACACCTGCCGGGTTAATATACGAAGGTATTTCGGCAGAGTCTTCCGGCGCGAATACATCCGTCGGTTGTCTATACTGATTGACAAAGCGATTAACCACATCCTTCTGTCCAAAGCTTAATTTGTGACTGAACAATTCTGACGGTCTGGACGAAATCATCTCAGTCTCAACCGTGTTAACTTCCAATGACGGAACTGACAACAATCCTGAAGGTAAGTTGGTGAAGCTCAGGATTCCACCGGAATACGGCTCCGCCGTAAAGAACGTGGATACCTGTGTAAACGAGCCTTGGTAACGTTGATAATTGTTATCACCAACGATAGCTGACGCCGTTGCTTCACAGTCTACGCTAGTACGCGGTAGTGGGTCGAGCTTGGTAAATACCTTGCTACGAACACCGTTGTCTCCCCACAGCGATGCCTCTGAACTAATACTGCTATTGTCACGGACACGGGCCGTAGAAGCACCTGCACTGCGATAGCGAAGATGAATCAATTCGCCTACACCGGGAACATAGCTTATCTGTTTCGTGGTGTCTTTGAAATAAGTCAGTGACGCGCTGCCGGGATTGTACTGACGAGTTCCCAGCATAGAGCTTCTGGTCACGGCACCACTGTTGCTACTGGTAATGGTAGCAATAGGTTGTGTACCGTCGAATGAATCTAGGTCATTAGGGCCAACATACTTTGTGCTGAACGAGCCACCGCTAGGTTTCTGTTCAAGGAATATCTCCATCGGCTTGCTGATGGTGATTCCGCTTACAGTAGCATGTAAGTCGTCCGTAACCATCGGGACGTAGTACGCATATAGCTGCGCAGAGTTTAGCGTGGTCGAGCTAGTCCAAGTCGTGGTATTAGTAACCGCTCCGGTTGACGGATTTATTTCCGTCAAGGTTGTGGTCATAGTCACAGCAGTTGACAGATTTGTACCGCTGACTGATGTCACAACACCAGAGCTACTGAGATAGTTCTGCGCTGTAGTGGTTCTGGCCGCTTGGTCAGCCACTAACATAGTGCGGATGATATACCGTTTGGTCGTGTCTACTTGAAGGTCTTGACCTCCGTTAAGTACACTGTTGTATAATGGCGTGACATGAACGGTGCCATCACTCCAACGCATAACGCGAATACCAAAAATGCAGCCGGGGAAATTATTAGCGCCATCTCCGTAGTTAGGTGTTGTAGTCCACAACCCACCAATAATACCCTGTACACGGTTAACAGTTCCCGTATTAACAAAATCCCATTCACCGTGAGTTATACGTAAAGTACCTTCAAGTGGAATCAGATTGGCAGATGTGACATAACGGTTGAAAGCGTGGTCAAAGTTACCGCCCAACGCATTCAAGTAACCGTTGGCTACTTTGAGCCAATCATTGGCATCGTCAAATTCTGTCCACTTAGAGCTATCCAGAGTGTTGCCGGAGAAGACTTCATCAAGAAGTAGCGTCCGGTCAGTACCATAGATACTTTCAAGCAGCGGGAACGTACCAGTTAGACCATCGCCATACCAGTACTCATTGATGTAGTTCTGTGGCTCAACCGCACCCATAACCACTGCCTCGTTAATCACCGGGTCAGTGCTAGGCGTAATGTCTAGCAGGTTGGGGCTGAAATGTTTGTTGCTGCCATCCACCGTGATACCGATAGCACCGGAGTCCTGCGGCTTGAACGTCAAGGCCATGTTGTTAGCACGGAACTTGTATTGGGCCTTGTCGCAGAAGTCCTGCACGATTTGAGAAAAGGTCTTCTCAGGGTCGGGGACATACCGAGATATCGTCGGGCCATCTAGGATACCAGTCGTGGTATACAGACCGGGAGCCAGCACACCGACGAGGTAACGTAGGATAGCTCCCATGGTCATGTTCACAAACGGGGGAACAAGACCGATGGGTTTTAGATTTAAAAGATATTCGTCACTGACTGCCTTGTAGCGGTATCCCCAAGTAGGCACACCACTCTTGGTGCCTAGATATTCATATTCCGGGGCGTTAGTGATGAAGCCAGTGAACCAGTTGGGATAGGTGACTGTGTCAAACTTTATATAGTTGCCGCGCACCAGCTTGACGAACGAACCATCCACCGGGACAAGGGTGAATTCTAGCGTGGTCGGTTGACCCTGCTTATCCACCTTCTTTGCTTTACCTTCCAAGTAACGGATATAATCCGAGGAAGCTCCGGCGGCAGTAGTTGTAAAAGTTAACGACATTAGTTACCTTCCAGTGTAGACATTTCCTTTAGCAAAGCGAGTAGTCTGTCCTTACCAATAACATCTACCAGCTTGCGACGTTTCGTGTCGTTACCTGCACTCTTAATGAGCAGGCAGAGAATTAAATCAAAAGCCAACGGATTTAACTTCACGTCGGCAAAGCTATGACAATCAAGTGTCACAGTAAATCCGAGAGCGTCTCGGACTTCCTCTGGATTGAACTGGCTGCGATTTAAGTCGCAGTTCTTCAGTGTAAGTCCATTTAGTTTCTTGAACATACAGTTGAAGAATAGTTCGTTCTCATGGAAGCCCGAAACGTCCTCACAATTCGCATCTATGTGCGTTGCGTTGAAATCACGCATTTATAGAACTCGCATTCCTCTGTTAATAGCGTCAGCAATCTCATCACCTAAGCCACCGCTACCATTCAAACCACTAACCGTAACTGTAACGTTAATGTTGTTGGTTGTGTTATGTGATATACCTAGTCTCGCGGCCAGTGCGTCAGATAAACCAAACACACCACCGTTCTCGGTGATACCTTCGATGATAGCTTTGATATCTCGTACCTTAGCTAGTTGCAGGTCGAGTGCTTCAAGTTGAAGTTCCTCGTCCCGACGGTGTAGCTCATTGATGTCAGTGGCAAGATTGTAGACCTCACGTTCCTTCTCAACCTTAATAGTTGTCAGGTTGATTTGGTTGTTAAGGTCATCTAACTGCTTCTGGAACTCTTCCCGAGCCGCAGTCAATTCTCTGCCACGAACCACCGAGCCAGCCTGACGTTGCTCAAGAGAATCCGCCGTTAACAGGTCGAACTCTTTCTTCTTGAAGTCGTCAATCAGCTTGTTGCGCTGGTCGAGAAGGTCATTGAGTTGGATAGCATCTTGGATGGCATCCTGTTCGTCGGAAGACAGTGACGCTAGCAACGAGTCACGATACTTCTTAAGACTCAAAGACAGAAACTCATTGGCTTGATTGGCGTCACCGCCAGCACCAATGTATTCTTTGACTTGGTCGTTGATTTGCCGCCACGTATTAAGTAGCTGCTCCATCGGTTCAGAGTTCAATCTAAGAACCTGCAACGACTGCTCGAACTGCTCGATTATCTGTTTGGCTTTAGCCTGAAGTGACTGAATAGTATCGTCGAATTGCGGTAAGAGTTTCTTAAGCTCATCCTTACCACCTTTCTTACCTGATAGCTCATTAATGGCCTGTTGGCGTTTAGCCTCAGTTTCCTTAATCGCTTCCATCAGTGTAATAGAGCCATTGTTATAGCTCTTGACGATGGCATCGAATTCCTTCTTCATCTTCTCAGCCAGCCTACGGGCTGCGGCTGTGAGGAGGCCACCAACGAAGCTAAATACAGAGCCTACTGCTCCTACCACTGCTCCAACCGGGCCGGGAAGCATACCACCAATCATACTTGCGACACCACCGATACCACCCAGTGTGCCACCAGACGCACTGCCTTGTGACCATGCGTTCATCACACCTTGAATAAGATTGATAGCACCAGTGATAGCTTTAGCGAAAGCTGTTATACCTTCACTTGCACTATCAAAAGCATGAGCAAAATCATCAAGGCTTACACCGAGAATGCCCTGTAGTACATCTGTACCACCAGCATCACCAGTCTTTGTACGCTTATCCGCATTATCGGCAGCGTTCTCCGCTTCCTTTACAGCATTCTTGGCTTCGATGATTTTGTTAAACAAATCATCTAGAACCTGCTGGTCAGCTTTACGGGCAGCAGCAATGTCGTACTCAGCCTGTGCTATGGTAACCAGTGACTTAGCTTGTTGGGCACGAAGTCTAGCAATCTCAGCTTCCAAATCCTTACGGCGTGACAAAATTCCAGTATTATCGGCTTGCTTTTGCAAGTCGGTAATCTTATTTTGACTGTCTAGGACTTTCTTCTGCTCTGCTATTTTCTTAGCGTTAAGAAGCTCTTTGTCCTGCTCAGTAAGAATCTGTTTAGTATAGGTGATGTATTTGGTAAGGTACTGTTGGTTAGCCAGTTCCTTCTGCCGCATTATCTGCTTGTACTTCTCAGTACCAGCAGCTACACCTTCCAACTGACGATTAAACTCGCGGTTCTGGTCGTCAATGTTGTCGCTAAGGTCTTCTAGCTCGGCTTTTAATCCTTCCGAGCGTAGAGCGCGTCCTTCGCTGACAGCTTGCTTGATTAAAGCACGTTCACGCTGTCTTTCTTGTTGTAGTACAGCTAGACGTGTCTTAGACTCTTCGTCAACGACAGCTTTGTCGGCAGTATCAGCCTCGGTGAAGCCTTGGTTGATACGCTTACTTTCCTGACGGTGTAAGTCGCGCTGAATGTTTTCAAGCTGCTCAACAAAAGCTTTACGTTGGTTGGGGTCTTTAATCGTGTTCGCAAGGTCTTTATATTTCTTGACCAAAGCGTCCACACCCAACCACTCTTTGGTGAGGGCTTGTACAATCTCATCCACACCTTGACGGACAGTAACTTTATGCGTAGCAATCAGGTTTTCCTGCTGCTGAACCACACTCTGTGTCTGTTGCTTAAGTTCGTCCAGTTCTTTTTCTAACTTGGCTCGTAGGTCGCGTCTTTCGCCTTTGTTCTTGGTATTGTCGGGCGGCCCTTGTGCGTCTAGGATTGGTTGGTTGAGGGTATTATCCTGACCACCGAACTTCTCACCAGTAAGTGCTTGATTAATCCGTAGTGCACGTTTCTCAAAGTTGTCGAAGAACTTAGTAGAGTTAGCCTGAGCATCAGCGATGAACTGGTTGAACCCGTCTGAGTTCCAATTCTTGGGATTGGCTATGAAGGCAATCAATGACTTAATGTCGTTGAACAACACCCTCATACCGTCGATGATTAGACCGACGGACTCCATAGCTAGGAGTAGAACAAAACCAATGGCTTTGAAGCCTTCCTCTAGTAGGAACGTAGCTCCGCTAGCTTCGGCCAGCATTTTGACAAAGTCAAAGAAGTCCTTTATGAACTGACCGATGCTTCCGGCAATGGCCTCAACCTGATTCTTATGTTGTTTAAACCAACCCAGCGCATCTTTAAGGGTTGCGTTGAACGCATCCCACATCGGCTTGGCAACAATGCCCTCGACACGCGAGAGCATATTTCCGGCTGTCTCCGTCATGTCCTTTTGGGTCATGTTGGATTCAGCAGTAACCGCCGTATATGCCTTCATCCGAGGCTCAAGCAACTCCACTAGGTTGTGGTGCTTTAGTGCCTCTGCTCGAATCTTACTCCACTCATCCTTGGATAAGTGTAGTACTTCCAACAACTTAGAACTAGGCGTGATGCTGTCGTTCAACAGTTTAGGAATCTCAGAGATAAGACTACGTGTGGTCTGAGCATTGACACCAGAGTTCTTAAGTGCCAGCGCAAACAACTCAGTGGCGCGGGTCGCTTCGTCAAGTGTCTTAACGGTGGCCCCACCACCGCCTTCCATGAAGGCTTTGAAACCAGCCTGTAGATTCTCAGGCTTTAAATTGTCTTTAGCCGCAATGTCTTGGAACTTGAGAACGATAGCTTCTGCCGCCTTAGCGGACATATTAAAGTTCTCGGCTAAATTCTCGGACAGCTTGACCGTACCAGCAATAGAGCCTTGTAGTTCCTGTGCCTGTTCCTCGACTTTGGTCAGGTACTCCCAACCAGCTTGGAATGCACGGGGCAGTGCCATAACCGCTACTGTCATTGCCTGAATGACTGTATAAGCCAATTGCAGGGTGGCAGCCAAACGGAACATACTGGCAACGAACTCAGGAGTGTCCTTAGTAAGACGACCCATGATTCGTTCCATTAAGCCAAGGTCAGCTTTTTGTTCTGCTGTTAATGCTTGAACAAGGTTACGTTGAGTCTGGGAACCGAAGCGACCATTCATCGCCTCTTCCCGGCGAAGCATCGCTATCTTTTCGTTAGACTCTTTGGCAGCGATAGCAAGGCGTATATTTACCTGTGCCTCATACTGTGCGGTACGCAGACGCTCTAACTCATTGGCAACCTGTACCACACGCTCGGCAGCAGCTACCTGTTTAGTGGTAGCATCTCCATCTATCTTAGCCTGAAGACGGGCACGGGCCTCCGCAGCAGCAGTCTTAGTCGCAGCCGCTTGGTCAGCAAGGAATATCTCTCGTTCAACCAGAGCCAACTGACGGGCATAGTACTGCTCATCTTGTTCGGCCCGTTTGGTGTTAAACTTCTGGTTCTCTATTAACGCTCTGTTATGGGCTGTCTCATAAGAGTTAACCCACTTAGCAATTAGTTCTTCTTGTTTCTGTTCAGACTCACGAACACCAGCATCGAACTTCTCATTCTGGGCTATTGCCTGCTGGTGTGCTTTCTCGTAGTTCGTAATCCAACGAGCGTCGGCTTCCATCTTCTTTTCGACACTCTTGGTATATGCAGCAGCTAGTTTGTCTTGGTCATTAAGCTGCTTCTCAATCATCGCCGCCATCTTAGCGGCTTCCGGCTCAACCTTGCCATTCTCTGGCATGTTGAACGGGATTGCACCGGGGAAAGCGTTCGGTGTCTTACGACCATCGAAGCTGGCTTGTTCAGCACGAGCTTCGGCGTTGGCTTCAGCTAGAGCGCGGTTGACTTTCTTGATTTGGGCAATGCGGTCATCGGCTTCAAGTTCAGCCTGTTTAATCCTCGCCTTAGAAGAGACAGTGAACTTCTCTTCGATGGTACGCTCAAACGACTCAAGGGTGCTGACCACACCACCAGTGATATCTTTGAGTGTGGCACCAAGGTTCTTCTGAACCTCGCCAATGGTCTGTACCAACTGACCAAGCTGGGCGTTAAGAGCGCCTACCTGTCCAGCAGCGATTATGTCTGACCCGGAACCACCTTTAGCCTTGATACGATTCAGGAAGTCCGTATATGCAGTTTCAAGTTGACGTAAGCCTTCGTTAAATACGGAGACATCGACGCCAACTTCTAGCATCTCTCTAAATTGTGAACCGTTATCTTCTACGGGCATAGTAGTCCTTATTGGGTGCTGTCAAATGTGTTGTCCTTAACTTCAGCTTTCTGCTCAAATTCGTCAGCGGCAGATTGGTCTAGCTTACCGTTAGGGCGGGAAGGCAGGTTCAGTTTTATCTCGAACGCTTGCCTGATAATCTCTTTTATGCGCGGCATCATCTTGGTCAACAAGATTTCGTGTATCTTATTGGCGTCGTACTCAGCCTCGCGGAATGCCTGCATCACCGATTGTTTCATCTCAATCTCAATCTCGGGCAGGCTATCTGTGACCATGTGGTGCGGTGGAATACCGTACACAAACGTCTTAGCGGCGATACGGAAGTCTCCCGCACCACGGTCATAGAATTTCAGTGCCCCTTTATTGATAGGGGTCACGTCATATCCGACTTCATTTCCGGGCTTTGTACCACGCTCTGCATACAATGCAGTGCCAAACTCCTGCCAGTACCACCAAATCATCTCAGGCGGTACGACAATCTTGTAGGAGAACTGGTTGATGCCTTTAAATCGTTCCCTCATACCTCTGAGGTTGGGTAAAAATTTGGTGGACTGTACTGTAAACATAGTTACTCGAAGGGTGAGGCTAGGTACATGGACAACTCAGCCGGAGTCATACCGTTTATCTTCTCTTCCTCTTGCTTAATCACAGGGTCGTTGATGTCGTCTTTGTGCCGCTTGGCGTTATACCTGCGGTCAGAATTCTCACGGTTGACCCACGCAGCATGATTCATCATGATGATTTGCGGCATGGTCAACTTCATGGCATCAGCTAACGGCCAGTGATACGCTTGACAGAACGAGTCGATGATAAGGAACGGATTGCCCTTACCATCAACGGGTTCATAATTTACTTCTTCGTCAGAGGAAGAATCTGTCCGAAAAAATCCGCGAAGTCCTGAATCATATTGTTATGCACAATCTGCTTAAGGATGATTCCGGCGAGGACAGTAGGTTTGTTAGTAAGTGATTTGACCGTTTCCACAGTGACCGTCGGGTCAGATGCTTGGCAACAAATCGTAGCCAGTTCGGGGATAGCTTCCCCGCAATACTTGAGGATATCGGTGACGGAGAAAAGACTGATGTCTAGGTCACTGAAGCCAAGCTGTTGGGCCTGCGCTCGTTCACCCATGCGTCCGATTACGATGTCTACAAGTGGGGCTACAAGAAGAAGGAACTTGTTATACTGGTCGTAAGTCAAGTCCTTGAGAGGGAAGGTGCGGTCACCAAGTTGGAAGTGTGTTTGGGAAAGGGCTGAATCGTTAAGGGCTGCGCGAACAACGTCCTTCTTGGTCAGTTTCGGACTCGCGGCTGCATTCTCTGATTTCTTATTTGGTTTCATTCTACTCGCAATTAAAGTTACTACAAACAACAAAAAGGGCCATCCGTTAGGACAGCCCTCTAGTTGTCAAGGATTTAGACCTTGAAAATCGTGGTCGATAGGAAGGACTCAGCGGTCTGGCCCGAAGCCGTGAAGCTCGGTAGCAAACCAGTGACACGCAGCACCATACCCTCGTTACCTTCCGCGAACACAAAGTTCAGGTAGGCATTCGGGTTATAGAACTGGAATTCCTTCTGGTCAAGTTTGTTCTGGAAGATAACCAGAATTGCCTTCTGGACAAGGTCTTCCTGACCCACTTGATAGTTGACAATAGAACCGCTGGTGATGACCGAGCCAGTAAAGCCAGTCAGCAACTCAATGTTCGAGTCATCGAACTGAGAAAGGTCAAACTCGATACGAGCTTCCTTGCTCTGGACATACGCGGAGCGCATGTAGTCGTCGATACCCGTTTTAACCATCGCGGTCTTCTTGTCGTAAATGACTTTGGCATTACCACTCACGATGCCCAAATCAGTCCAACCCGTCGGGGTCGTACCGTTCGACACAGTGTAATACGTCTGCACCGGGGCAGCCGTAGTGGAATCCACAGCCTTAACATAGATACGAGGAGCCGGAATCAGCCTAACTACCTGAGAACCTGTGCGGCCAGCGGCAGTAAGCGGAGTCTGGGTCGTATTTTTGTTTACAAGAATAGGCATTAAAATACTCCGTTATAAATGCATTAACAACGTTGTTTAAGTTAGGTGGTGATTCAAAGACATGCGTAAATGAAAATGCGAATAATACGGACTTTCAATCTGTCTGAACCGCAACCTTCGATTCCAGAAAACTACTTGTCCCGTTGCCACGGGGCTTGCTGGAATCGTGTAGTCGTACAAAGGCGTATAGAACCGAGTACTCAAAAGGTTCCATAGCTGTTGTGTCCAGTCCAAAGCGGTCAACTCGTCGTCATGAACAATGTCAATTGCAACGGGCTGGTCTGCCACTTGGTTGTCGAACACGGGGTCGAGAAACTTGACATTGACGGCCCCCGTCTGCATCAAATCAGCATTGGGGTCATTCGTATCACGCCGCATGGCATGAATTGGAATACTTGTCAAGTTGTCGGACAAAAACATAAGGAATGAGTCGCGGCAATTACGCACGTTTAGCACTCCTTGCATAAACTGTGATTAGAACGTAGGTACTTTCCATACCTATAGGCTCGAAGTCATGGATGTCCAAGACTTCCTCGTTACCTGCGCTGTCCTTGAAGACAAGCTGTAGGTTCTTACCTTGTAGTTCGGAAAGACTTAAAGCGTTAGGCGAGAATTGAAATCTCCAAGTGTCAGCAGTACGCTGTCCACTGGATACCATCAGGGCTGCAATTTCTCCCATACGGCCACCCGCCATCGCCACGCGCCCCATCTGTTCATAGACAGGCTGGGGGTCACACACTGTGTCGGTCTTAGTGACCGCACTAGGACGACCGATTAAGTCGTTACCACCAGTGCGTGTAATAGTTCGTTTGTAGACTGTTCTCGTTAGCGGCCCGAACTTCCGCATCACGGAGTCCACTCGGGCTAATAGTCCGGTCGCTCTGCTCATTAGGCGCGTCCAATACGGCCACTACGGAATAGGAACGGCTTGAGCCACTCATATACCATCGGCGCGATGCTGACACCCTGATAGGCGTATTCCTGTGACACCGAAATACCGCCTAGGTTTACGCGGTCAAGGAAGATACCTTGCAGGCGATTGGCCATCGCCGTCTCGTCGAGTGAGTACAGGTAAATAGCCTGTTCACACTGGGCCATCTTCACTCGTTCGGGAATGAAGACAGAACCATCCGACTTGTAGTCATAATTCCGGGGGAACTGTAGAGCCTGATAAGCGTTGTACGGTACAGGCGATTTGGACGGGGTCACATAGGCTGTGAACCTACCCTGTCGGCTGTCCCAGTGTAGCTGTCCTTGAACTGCCGATTTGTCGGTGTTCGTGGTGGCTACAAAGCGTAACTGCTCGATATCCCAGCAAGCCATTACTAGCAACTGGGATTTCTGTTCATCGCTAAGGTTAGACCAGTTAGTAGACTTTAGTGAGTTAAAGTGATTCTCAAAATAAGAATCAGCGTAAGTCAAATCTACATACGAGTTAGCGTTCTCGCCCATTATAGTTGAGTCAATCGTGATGGCCATGTGTCTCCTAGTGGGCTATACCTTCTCGTTTAAACTTCTCTAAAACCTCATCCAGTGTGTACTTGGCGTTGGCTGCAATCCAGTCGCGGTGTTCTTTGCGAGTCGTGATGATGTCCTTCATTTGAGGCTTATCAAAACTAGCCGCGACTTTATCCAGCCACTTGTCTCCGCCTAGCACATAGGCTGCGGTCATTAAATTCTGGTAAAACTCTGGTGTGTGGTGGCGGTCATACTCCCGCTTACTGGCATAGTGCCAGTGAAGCGTGTTGGGGTCTATACCAACCGTATGTCCAAACATCCACATCTTAAGGTCGAGGTAAGTTTCTTCCCCGCCCCATCCTTTGAACAACCCAATAGGGCCATATCCACCTACTTCGTCAAACACTTTCTTGCTGACCGCGAAACCGCCTGCCCCGCCACAAGCACAGTAGTAAGGGGACTCTTTTAACGGAGTCTCAGCAATCGTGGTGACCCAGAAGTTATCTTCTAGTGTGAGTGGATAGTGGTAATGCTTGTGTTTACCTAGCCAATATTGGGTGGTGGAATGAATCATGTCCATCCCACAATCTTCCATCCTCGCCATTAGGCGATGGAAATAACAATCGTATGGAATACAATGGTTATCGAAAAAGAATAAATATTTGCCTGTAGCCGCTTCTGCACCAAGATGTCTTGCTTCGGGCGGGGCTAGAGGACTTCTTACATGTATGAATGCTCCGAGCTTACCTTCGCGTTCCAATCCTTCTTTGAGAAAGAATGTATTCTCCGGTATCTCGTCCATTCCGTTAGCGACGATGACATACGAGTACTTATCACCGTAATAGGTGCTAGCCTCACATGCATGAACCGTTGCCCACAATCCCATAGGGTCGCCGCGATGTGCAATGATGATAGTGAAATCATCCTTGCGGTCATCTTTGGTATGGTCGTGTCCAACTGTGGCAATCAAGTTTTCAAACATAAGTGAATAGTGTGCAGGGGTGAGGCGAACCCCACCCCGTACACAAAGGTTTATTACTGAACCTTACAGGCGATTCCGGGCATAAGCTTGTTGTCAGCAACAATCTTGTCCCAGTTCGTGCCCGTACCGATAGCAGTATCGGTCGGGGCTGCACCGCCGTTGGTCGTATCCCACTGGCAGCCCTTAACCTTAAGGTTGAAGGCGTACTCACCCTGATAACGCATAACAAGGTTTTCCAGACCAGTGATGATGTCTGACACAACGTTGCGCTCCTCAGACTCCGCGACTTCCACCGCGTTCTCGACAAGGCCGAGTACACGATAGGTCTGGGTCGCGGTGCCCACCGAATCCAGCAGCGACGGCGAGTCGATAACCAGAGTCGGGCGGTTGAAGGTAGCAACCGTTCCCTGATAGATGGTGACACCCGCAACCTCGAACACCTTGTCAGCAATCGCTTGCTTCATAAGGTCGAAGTAGTTCTTCGAGTGCATCACCCAGCACACAACACGGCTGGAAGCGTCACCGAACTTCGAGAGTCCGTTGACCAGCGTGGAGTGCTGTAGGGTTTTGGTGGACGAACCCGTTTCGTCATAGTTCAGGGCCGACACGGTCGTAATAGCGCCAGTCACAGCGGAAAGCGCGATATTGACATAGTCAATAGCAATCGCCTTACCAACCTGCTGACCGAGCATCACGCTCATCTCACCGGGGTCAACCGAGATTTTCTTGAACGCATCGAGGGTCTGTGCGACAGGGCCAATTTTGCGGTTGACCTTCACCCCGATGAATTCGCCCTGCGTCAGCGCGATGTCAGTCGCGGCGGACACGGAGGTCGTGTCGCGGCGGCTGATAAGGGACGCAGTGCTCTTTAGGAACGACTCTTTTTCGTAATCGCCCTTGATTGCGCGGGTCACAAGACGCAGCGCATTCTGGGACGCGCCGTTGAAGCCGTCCGAGTACTGTTGCAGCGTTTCGACAACTCCACCCCAGAACTGTTCGGGGTAGACTACGAAATCACTTGCTTTACCAATAGCCATTTAGATTTCTCCAAAAAAATTGGGGGTGTGGTAAGCACCCCCGTATAAAGATTTAATTGCGGTTATGAAACGTCTTACAGCTTCGCTGGCAGGTCTTCAAACTTCTGAAGACCAAACTTAGTGATGAAGTCCGACTTATCCTTGGCAGTCTTCAAGTCAGCCTTCGATTTGACGAGTCCCATACTGCCGCCCTTATTGGCGTCATCAGAGCCAGCACCAGACTTAACGTCGCCGTTAACTAGGTACGGGCGCTGTGCAGCAAACTCCGAGAAGTACTCTTCCAGAGTCATAGGCACCAGTGAGCTATTCTGGCGGATGTGTCCGCCATCCTTCACTACAAAGGTGTTCAAGTCCTCGTCGAACTCGATGTTGTCCCACACCAGCTTGGAGACAGTCTCAAGTTCATAAAAATTCTGCTTACTCGCGGATTTGGCGATAGCATTTTCTTTCTTCACGCGCATGGACTCAGCCCGTGCAGACTTGGCTTCGTCAATAGCTTTCTGACGCTCTGCCTCTGCAAGCTTGGCCCTGTTCTTCTCAGCCTCTAGGAGCTTCTTGTACTCCTTCTTCTCAGGCGATTCCTCGTCATCTTTGTGAGGCTTGCCATCAGGCTTCTCTTCAGTCTTATTCGTTTTCAGAGCTTCGAGTTCGGCCTGCATCTTCTGCATCGCCTCTTCGTGCTTTTTCTGAATCTTTGCAAAGCGCGTATCAAATACTCGGTTGACATGCTCCTGTTGCTCAGGGGTTAGTTCAACCTTTTTACCGTCACCGTTTTCAAGCGTATCCGGTTTTTGGATGTCCGTGTCCGTAGCCATTCTTTTCCTTTTCCTCAATATAAGTAAGCCTTAGACAACTTGAGTGATTGTCAGGCAGTTAATTGTTAAAGTCGTATAAAGTAGAACGGAATGGATTTACTTGCTTATACTGGTTTTCAGCCAGAAGCCATTCCGCGCCTTGTCTCTAGTCGGATGGGAGACAGGCAAACTTAGTGAATGTTGTTGTGGTTTTCCCGAGTACCGTTATCAATTCCCGGCAAGGAAGCCTTGCACGGAAGAGGAGTCACATTCGGGGAATGAGCATTCGGTGCAACCGAAGATGCGTCAGTCATACGCGCCGAAGGAGTTTCCTTCACCACGATACCACGGGCACCCATTGCGGGTTGGTCAATACGAGCCATTTGCCTTTATCCCTTTCCTTTTGTCGCCTCGGACTTAGCCTCAGCGGTTGTAGTGGGTTTGCGGGTGGCAGAACCATTCGCGCCATCATTGGTCTTAGGTGCACCAATCAAAGCGGTCTTCATAGTCTCTTGCCACTCGCTGAACTTCATCGCGTCAATCTCGGCCTCAATCTTCAAGAGGATGTCAGCCGGAATCTTACCGTCGAACTCTTTGACCATGCGTTTAAGCTCGGTCTTGACGAACGTTTCGGAAGGCATCTGCAACTGCGTGAACAGTTGAGTAAGCTGCGATAAAGCGTCAGTAATATTTGTTAACTCGTAACGGTCTTTGTACTTGACGCGGCCATCCCAAGTCTTGCCCATGTACTTCATGGTCAAGTCCATCAGGCGGTTCTCAGCCTTTTCCAGTGTCTCAGCGCGGGACGCGATACGCGGCACCGTGGTACTGAACGACTGGGCCTGAGAGAATCCGCTACGCTTCACACCATTGAACAGTTCGTTGACTGTGTCCTGTGCAGCGCGTTTGTACATCTCGTTTACGATGGTCTGCCGTTCCTCATGTATCTTGTCAGCGGGGTCGCTAGACGGTGAGATATATGCAGGCGCTTCTGCCCCTTTGGGGTAGTGCAGCATGTTGGCAGTACCGATTTCACCCTCGGACTGTTCCTGTGTCGGTAGCTGTGTATCTACCTGAACGGCTAGGATATTGAAGCACTGGCGGTACAAGAACTCTTGCAGAAGACTCGTCAGGTTCATAACCTCACGATTCTGCATGGCTAGGTCTTTCAGGAAAGCCTCGCCCATCTCCTTGTAACGCTTGCTGCGTTTATACCGAATCGGTACAACCGGGACTTCACCAATTTTGTTACCGATGATGGTCGCGGGTAGCAGCCTAGGCTTCTGTGGGTTGCTTACGTCGATGAGGCTAATCTTAATAGCCAGAGGCGTCCACTCTGTATACTTCTCTAGAGTGCGTCTTGAACCTGTAGACATATCCTCAATAAGCTGGAATCGCTTCCAGTACGTAAAGTGGTCGAACTCGTCCACCACCCAATCAAGCACATCCTGCGGCTTGACCAGAATCCAGTAGGGTCTAATCTTTAATGCTTTTTCTTGTGCGCGAGTGAGTCTCTGGCCTTCTGGTACTGCCGGAGAATCCACTAGCACATACACCAAACCGTAAATCTGGTCGTCCGAGCAAACTTCTTTCATGAACTCGGTAATCGACTCACCCTTACGGTTAACGTCGCTGATAAACTCGGTATAGAAATCGGCATTGTTGCCGCCGTGTCTATCAATCGTTTCCGCGAAGATGAAGTCCGAGAAGAACTCCACCAACGGCTCACAGTAATTCATATAGTGAGCGCGTTTCAGACGGTCTTTATAATCCTCGTCATGTTCACGGGCATGTTTAAATATATTGTCCTGATTGATAAACTGAGAACCACCTTCGTATGCCGATAGGTTAAACTCCCAGTCAGGTCTGTAAAGGTCATACAAGGAGCATGTACTTCTCAGCCGCCTAATCTCAGCTTTTTCAGCTTCCGTCAGCGTGTGTGTACCTGCGTCCGCATATGACGGATTAGGGAATTCAAGTTGTGTACTAAGTGCCATCCCTTGTGCCTTAATGAGCGATACCGTCGGCTTTAAACTTATCCAACAGTTCGTCTAATGTTAGTTTTCTTCGTGAGGCAAGCCAAGCCGCGTGTTCGCTGCTCAAAGCTTCTGCTTCAATCATCAAGTCGAATATCGACTTACCCGTCTTCATCTTCATGTAGTTTTGGGTAAAGCTGTCTTGGACTTTATACATCCAGTCCTGACCACCGATGATGTTAGCGACACCCATCATGTTGATGAAAAACTCATCTGTGTAGTGCCGCTTATACCCTCGGCTACCTGCAAAGTGATAGTGCAGTAGCTTGGGGTCAATCCAGTTCTCTTTTCCGAGAAGCCACATCTTCAAGTCGAAGTACGACTCTTCACCGCCGTATCCCTTGAAGTTCTCCCATCCGTATCCACCGACTTCTTCCCAAACATCCCGGCGTACAATAAATCCGCCGTGACCGCCCATAGCGCAGCGATAAGGCTCCTCACTCTTGGCGTCGAAGTCAGACTCAGCCCAGAAGTTCTGGTTGAGTTTGAGTTTGTAGTGGTAACAATCCTTTTCCCCGAAGAAGAACCGTGTAGTGGAATGGAGCATATCCATCCGGTACTTCTCCATGCTTTGTAAGGCACGTTTAAAGTATCCGGGCTTCACCATCACATGGTTATCAAAGAAGAACAAATACTTACCTGTCGCGTGTTCGGTACAACGCTGACGGGCGTGGGGCGGTGATACAGGCTCCACAGAGTGTTCTACCCAAGTAAGGTGCTTCGTAAGGTCTAACCAATGAAGCACGTTCTGCGTATCACTGTGGGGCTTTTCAGAACCATTCGTGAGTATGCAGAATTCATATGAAAGTCCTGAGTTTTCAAGGTCTTCCATAATCGAGTGAATTGTGACCCATAGACCAAGAGGGGCGGCAGCCGAAGCATTGACTGCCTTGCCCGTCTTGCAATCTATACAGGGAAATTCGTTCACGTCCCTGTGCGCGATGATGATGCTTAAATCCATTAAGCCTCAGTACCTTCTTTACGAACCTGTACTGATACAGGCAGTTCGATGTAGAACATCTTGCTGCCAGAAGTAAGGGTAGCCTTGAACTTATAGTCCGTGGCGACCGCAGGGTCGAAGGTAGCGGGATTAAAGTCGAAACGGTATGTACCGCTTCCAACAAAAGCAGAAACTAGTCCAGTAGCCCCAGTCACAGGGTTGCCTGTACCATCGTACAGGGTAGCCGTGCCAGTCGCGTCGTTAACCAACACGTTTGGAGTTACACTCTTATCCGTAAGGCCAGCGATTTCTATATACTGACTATTCTTCTTATAAACAATTCGTTTTCTAACGCTAGACATTAAGGATTTACCTCGGTTGAAGCTGCCAATAGTTTCTCAATCACTTCGGTAGACAAATCACCAAGTGTAAGTTCGTTATCAGTGCTGTTTGCCACCAATTTCTCGATGGCTTCCACAGTCTGTGCGACCAGTGTACGAACTGCCTCAGCGGAATCCGCAGAGTATGCAGCTTCTTGAAAAGCAAATACCAAGCTGCTATCAGCAATACCAAGGGTTGCGCCCAAGGACATTGCCTGCGTGATTATCAGGGTTACAGCGGCAGATAAACTGGTAGATACACCCAGAGAAATCAAGGCGTTCTGAACCAATTTTCCAACTGTCTGTATATCCGGCGTTACCGCGATTGTGGTAGACGCCTTAAGGATACCAGTCGAAGTTGGAGTCAATCCCAGCGTGGCTGTAACGTTTGCTTGAGCAGCGGCAGAAAGACGTGTGCTTAAGCTGTACCCAGCCGTTAGTCCGATGCTAAGTAGAGCGGAAGCTAGAAGCTGTGTGGATGTACTGACACCCATAGTCGCCGCTAGCGAGATAGCTCCCGTAACCAAGTTGCCTTGGAATACTTGGAACGCCGTACTCTCAGCCAACGTAATGCTACCAACTGCTTGAAGCGTGGTAGTCTCAGCGATAGACGGCGTCACTGCAAGGCTGATAAGCTCGGCAACGGTTTTTGTAACCGCTGCGCTAAAGCCGCCAGTTTCAGCAAGAGTGATTGACCCGCTTGTGGTCTTAACACCCGTAACCAGATAACCGACCGTGACCGCAGCAGTCGCAGCAGCAACAGCCGTCATCAAGGCCGATTCAGATATAGTTACCGTAATCGTTAACGGAATAGACACGTTAACGCCCAGTGTGTGGGAAGTTGAAAATCCGCTCGTCTCAGAGAAAGTTACTGAGGCTGCGTATAGACTTCCACCAACGGAACTAAAGGTAACCGTAGTGCCTTGGGTAAAGGCAGCGACAGCTAACAATTGTGTTAGTAGTGAGAATCCAGCCGTGACAGACAGGGTAATTGACCCGGTCGTAATTAGGCTTTGTGCATCACTGAATCCTGTAGTTACACTGGCGGCGAAATCTCCTTGGCGTGTAAGTGACACTACATCAGAGAAGCCGCCTGTAATCGAGAAGGTTACATCTCCGGTGTAGGTTGTACCACCCCCACCATCTGCTACACCGAAGAACGCTGTAGGTTCAAAGGCAAGCGAGTTAAAAGCGGGAGACGGTATAACGCCTGCAAACAATGCCGCAAGTGTAGCGCCTAATGAAATAGACGCAGACGTTAACTTAGCCGGGGTCAGAGAATACCCTGTAGTAACCGTATGCGAGTTTGATAACGCGTACACATTAGTAACAGTTTCAGTTACCTGTACGTAGGAATCTCCGTCAGAGCCAGTAGTGCCGCCTTCTATATCTAAGGTAACGGTACGGCCAGAAGCCATAGTTACAGCGTTACCGTCGTCAATATAGACGCGCACTCCGAGTCTATCGCCTGTCGAAAGTGCGGTAGACGTAGGAGTCTGTGTGAAGTTCTGTACAGCAGCAGACGTACCAATTTCAGTACGGTTTAATACACATGCCGCAATAACTGAAAGAACCGCACCTGTCGAACTACACCGTAGTAATTCAGCGGTAACGGTCGCGTTCGCTTGTGCAGCGGATTCAAATGCCCACAAGTTGAACGTGACCGTACCTGAAATAGTTACAGCATTTACAGGCTCACTAATCCAGATGATGTTAGTACCACCAGCAATTTTAGTGAACTGTGTTGCAGTGGTGGGTGGAGTGACCGCACCAGTGAGGGTATTCTTTACGTAAGCAACAACACCAGCCCCGGCTGCTCTATCTAGTACGCGCTCATCATCGGAGCCGGGATTAACGCTAGATACCGTATCGCGTAAGTAGAATTTTGTTGCCATCTAACCCTCTAGGAAATTTTAGCTTGCTCCACCGAATACTTGAATGGTGTCGTTCGCGTTGTTAACCCAACCCGGATTCAGTTGTGCCATTTTTGTTTTGGCATCACTTACAACCGCCGCGTTGATACCTGCGGCAGATGAACCAAAGGCTACGTGACAGCTAGAAGACGCAGAGCCTAGCGGCCCCGCATCAGCAGAGTAAGAGACAACGATATCTCCGACGCCATTGACGGAAACACTTTGAATACGAACCGTAAAGTTAGCCATTACCGTGAAATGCTCCTCTGGTAGAAAGACCAGTAATCAACATCTGCGTTGAATGATGGATTTGAAGCTGTAGCAGCCGCAACTAATCCCGGCACAAATACTTGGGACGAGCTTGGCAAACCACTGTTTAGGCTTAACTCGCTTCCGCCGTCAATTGAGAACAAAATAGTTCCAGCACTAGTAGACCGAATCTTGAACGTATGAAAGTTAGTATCTACAGTAGCTAAAGCTGAGGTTGCTGTCGAAACACTACTTGTTCTGGCCTCGCCCTTCCACCCAGTATCCGAAAGGGAAGTATCATAGCGAATGCCAATAAACTCAGGAGGACTACCACCACCAGTGGCACTGTAGAAGCCAAATCTGATGCGGAAGTTAGTAGTCTGATTTAGACGAACAATCCATACACATTCCCAGCCAGCTAAATTTGCCAAACCGTATATAGATTGTGTACCGCCGAACGACTGACCACCAAGGTCAAGCTGAAACCCGTCGCCGGAAACTGCTGCACCGGATGCGGTGAGACGAATTATACCGGGATGGTTCTGAATAGCAGCTTGGTTTGCTACAGAGAAACCAGCGTTAAAGTCGTTCCGAACTGCCCATCCCAACTGTCCAATAATGCTGTTATTTGCAAGTGTTGGAAGGAAGTCGTCCGATATGTCGATTACTTTTGCGTCAGGGATTACATCGAGCGAGTATGTACTACCAGCACCGCCGTCAGTACCACGCAGGTTATCGCGCGGCGTAAATGTTCTAGCACCAGAATAAGACGGGTCAGTATCTAGTAGTAACGCCGCTGCATCGGTAATATGAGTGTCATCCCAGTTAGAGGGCTGAACCAATGTGGAATCAGCCCCGTCACTTTTGCCACTCGTTTTCCGGTGTTTAATTCCGGTAGTAGCCATTAGTTAATCCTTAGAATTAGCTTGCGGTTAGAGTAACCGTAACGTTCAGCGTGTCGCCGCTCACAACCGAGCGTGACGCTGAGAAATCTGCTTCACCGTACAACGTACCAGTCGTACCACCCTTGGTGTTGTTGGTATTAATGAACGCACCGCGAATCGTCGCCGTGGCGTTAATCGTAAAGGCTGCAACCGAAGCCGAGTTGTCTACCGAACCGCCAGAAGGCGTACCGAGCGTAAGCGTCGGACGGTTAGCGTTCGAATAAGCAGTAGACTCAAGCCAGCCGGAGTGAGACGACATCGTATCGCCAGCGGCATAAGCCGAGAACGAGGCGTTGTCTACAAGGCCGACAAACCACGTAGCCGTGTAAGACGAGCCTTTAAAATACTGAGTAAGAATATCGTTCTTACCAGCAGTAGTGACGATATTAGAGACATTCTCAACCCACTTCAGGTTGCCGTCTTTATCGAAGCACTCTACCTTGTAATGGCTGCGAACTTGGATGTCACCGGGATTAAACGCAGTCTGTGCCTTAACAGAAGCACCGAACGCGGCATCCGGGCGAACCTTGTGGTTCATGCCCTTTTTACCGAAGATAGAATCTAGGATTGAAAGTAAATTCTTCATTTATGATTCCTTAAAAATATTCAATCTTGCACGGCAATGGTGTACCATCGCGCCAGATTACTAAGTGTGTTCTCCCTTTATGGGGAACGGATAAAATTGCTGAAATCTTATTAAGACAAAGTTTGTGGTCGTGGTGGTCTGTCTCTGACATGACCGGGGGCCAATCAGGGTGCGTATGCACATCACCAACCACGACCAAACTTTTATCTTTAGCAAACTGCTCTGCCTTGTATCCTTCACCGTCAGCTTCTTTTAGAGCGATGGAGGAGGAGTGTTCTAGCTTTGGGTGATATAAATAATGGACTTCTATAAGTCCACGATTTACTTGTCTACCGATTAGGTATGCAAGTATCTCGTTCGGATAACACTGCCGCGCTTTGCGGCGAAAATAAGCCATTCGCGTTCTGTGTATCCGAACTATCATTAAACACCCCGTTTGTGATAGAACTTATATATGAACGGGTCACAGTCAGCGACCCAGTTGGCAAGAGCGAGTGATACAACACAGTCATCGTGTTCGCCGTCAGGAGCTTGATACCGAATCACACCACCGTCAGTGATACTGTATTCGTATACCTCTAACTCGCGGAGAAGGGCCGGAATGTCTGGAAAAGATATCTTGCCCTGTTCAATATTGACTCTCAACTTTTCAATGAGTTGCCGCTTGGCTATATTCCCGCCAATCTTGTACGGTTCTACGGGAACGCCGCCAGCGATAAGGTCGGCGCATATAGGGTCACCGATACCTGTCGAGTCAACGACACAAACTGCTCTGTTGTAACGTAATGAAAGTTCTTTGATGCGTATGTACTGTATTTCCCACGCAATTTGATTGAAACGTTCAATGTGACAGACATGCTTTCGTTGTCTATCCATGACCGTTAATACGGTGAAGTCATTGATACGCGCCAAGTCAACCCCAATGACATACTGAAGTAATGGGTTGGGCGGTTCAATCGTGCCTCGGATACAGTCCTTGATTCCTCGGAATACTCCGGCAGAATCATCTAGAAACTCAGCTAGATATTCCTGCTTGAATACGTCTTCCGGTAAGTTACGCCGTGCGTCTTCGATAGACGCAGCAGGAACGTGTGGGTTGGTGTGGGTAGGCATTTTGATTGCCTTCCACTCAAGCCACGGGTCAGCATCAACACACTTACAACTTCCGGTTTCTATCTTTCCACAACCGGGTGTATGTGGTTTGTACTTCTGCCGACCATCTCGGGTGAACTTCTCACCCCGCTGGTATACGGTGTAGAACCATCCACGACCTTTTGGGGTCGAGATGACAATGCCGCGTCCCATCGTCTTAGTAACGGTAGTCATAACCGAAACAAAAGAGTCGTAGGGGATACGAGCAGCTTCGTCAATGACGAAAAAATCTACAGCATAACCGCGTAGGTTGTCGGGATTTTCACCTGACTTAAAATGTATCTGGCTTCGCTCAGACCCATCCGGGTTGAGTAGGATAATCTTTCGGTCGGCCTTATACTCTAGGAACATGCCCGGAGGTAAAAGGCGCTTAACCAGCGACATCGCAATGATGCTCTGGTCATACGTAGGTGCAACCCACCAATTTAAGGAGTTGGCGTTCTCCCACGCCTCTTTGACAAGGCGAATCGTGCAACCGTATGTCTTACCGAATTTAGTACCGCAAGCTCCCGCGACGAAACGAACGCCGGGGTTTAATTCAAACGCGAATATAAGCTCGTACTGTCTAGGGTGTGGTTCTGGTAGCTCAAGCTTAATTTCTTGAACCCGCTGAAAAGCTGCTGCATCTCGTTCTTGGATAGCAGGTGATGTCTTTTCAAGCTGAACCACATCTTTGCGCTTAGTTCGAGTTTGCTTCGGAGTTTCCGATTTCTCGGATTTCTTTGTCCTCGGCACTCTCTAGCTCCGGCACGTCATAATCCGCATCCAAGATGTTTCCTTCATCTACATCTTTGCGATGGTCGGCAATCAACTGCTCACGTTTCATCACATCAACGGAGCCGTCTTTATTGACGATGGCCTTAAAGTCGAACTTCTGAACGGTCATCTGTCCAAGGTTCTTCGGGTAGTAACCCAAGTCCTGTAGGGCTTTGACACATTTCAGGCGCAAATCCATTGCATTAGTGCAATGTTGCAAATAACGAAGGCTGCCTAGCGGTGCCTTCTGCTTACTTCGCTCAATATCTCTAATTTGCCGTTCATAATCGAGCGCGATGTCGGCAATAATCAGACCTACATCATCTTCTTTGATGAACTGCGCTTTCTCTTTACGGAAAGCTTGTAAGTCTTGGCGGATAGTACGCTCGGTTACACCGAAACGTTCCGCTAGTTCAGTATTCGTCGTATCTGGGATTGTGGTCTTCAGATACACAACGCACTGACGGCGCTCTTTGGTCGTTAGTTTTCGCTTGCTTGATTCCTCAAGTAGCTTTTGTGTTACTGGAATCATTACTGTCCTACCCTGAGTGAGTCCTGCCTTGGTCGGGCCTCAGTATCCCAACCGCAGTAAAATGTCCGCATAAAAACAAAAACCCCGGTGGGGATGCGTAGACCCCACCGAGGTATGGTGTTTGTTGATAAACTGTCAGGGGACGTTAATGCCTGCACATAATGCAGTCCCCGCGCCGATTACTTAGTCGGTATTACAGCAGGTGTTTTCTTGGCGACTATAATCTGCGTAATAGCATCTTTAACGTTGCTAACAGCTTCCGCTGCTTTATTAGCACCGTATGGTGCTGTCATCAGCACGGATAAGGCCAAGATAATGTCGTATGTAGGAAACTCGTGTTTCCAATGAAGATATGTACCGATGAATGCCATCGTAGAGACGACAGTGAAGCCGCAAGCAACACGACCAAAACTCGCGCAACCATCGCACTCTGAGAAAATCTCTTTTAAAAAGCTCATACCGGAGTAATCTCCTTAACGCCCCCGAGAACATCTTTACGGGTGCGTCTAAACTCCTGTAATGCGTCTTGCTCATCTACTGCCATTACAAAGTATTCAGCAGTAATATCAGACGTGTCAAAAGGACAAGCTACAATTTTGAACCTAATTAAATTCACGCCGACTTTGTTCCCTTCGAGTCCGTAGCAAAGATGTCGAAGGTATAGTCAAGACCATTACTTCCAACGGTCGGTGAAGCAGTGAGCAACCCAGCCGGGGTGAGTGTTACCCAAGGCGGATTGCCAACCATCGAATATGTATATGGGGCTACACCACCGCTAGCGGATAGTTGAATCTGTACGCTTCCGCCCTCGTCTACTGTGGTCTGGCCATCAGCAAGAAAAACGGCTCTTTTAGGGACGTGTACTGTAAATTTTGCCATAAGTGCGCTCCAAGCGTTAACTACCCAATCAATAATGAACATAAAATAAAAACCCCGCCGATTTGCTCTGCCTTTCGGCGCGAGGGCGGGGTGTGTTATAGGCGGAAGAATCAGAGGTATTACGGTGACCAGCCCTCTGTAGTTTTCAAAGCCACACTTCTTCCATAATTATTATTGCACCTACCTACTAATCGTGGGCGATGACTAGTGGTAGGTCATGGGAACTCTGGGTTCCGGCTGGCGTGTGGTGAGACAACGCCGCAAACGCTGTGGGCGAACCACTGCGTAGATACCTTACTCGAATGTATACGAGAGACGGTCATACCAAACGGAATAACCAACTCCCTTATTGTTCGCATCTAGTTGGAGTTGCAGATGCACTCCGTCTGACCAATTCGTAGCGATTGGTGCGATATTCTGGAACTGTGTGGGTAGTGTAAACCGCACACCATCTAGCGTGAAAGCTAGGAAAGACAAGGTCTTGGCGACCGTGTCATAGGCATATTCCCATTGGAATTCATGCCAAACACCAGTGGTCAGTTTACCGACCACAATGGGTGTATCAAACCAAGAAGTAGAGCCGTGTGCTACCTGCAACATTCCGCCCTTGCTATAGTTAATCTGGGAAGACATGTTGTACTTATAACCACCGAGGGTTACAAGGGAATCAATTTCCAAGCACTGAACGCCTGTATTGTCGTCTATCCAAAGACGACCTTTCAAAGTCATCTTTGCGGCAGGTTTGGGAACCGGACGGCGATGAATGGCCCACAAGACATCAGAATAACCACCTGTGACTGGTTTGATGGACAGTTTCATTGCATACTGTGCATCGCCTTGCTTCTGGTACTGAGTCTGCGAAAAGGTGGTTCCGGGTGTCCAAGACCCGATTCCAGCCTCAGAACCGGGGTGAACTTCCCAGTTTCCATGCATCTGCATGTCCGAAAAGCCGGAATAAGCCGGGATGGACAATGCAGCAATCTGGTCTTTGAGCTTCTGTATCTGTACAGAATCGGCAGCGATAGCATTGGTAGCTACCAGCAACTTGTTCGTTAGGTCGGCAATCTGCGTTTGAGCTTCGACTTTAAGAGCATCAACGGCATCCACCGTTGGTTGGGTGATAGCTAAAAGTGCGTTAACGGCACTTTGTGCTTTATTTTCAATACTATCCATGCGGTTCGGCCCTCAGAAGAGTGTACTTTCTCTACTTTACAATACCATTATAACACTAACTTGTTGATTTGTCAAGGGTTATATGTATAGGTATTTAGTTAAATTATTGATTATTAACCACTTAGTCAATATGAATCCGTAGTAGATTTGCAGAGTCATTAAAACTAAGGTTTCATACTTATTGTAAGTAGATGCTGACAGAGGTACTGTCAGTTCACCCTAGTCCCTATATGCCACATCGTTTCCCAAGAACCTGCTCATCCTGCCGCCAGATGCGTAATCCTGACCAATTCAATAACTGCACACACTGCGGTCGCAAGTACTGCGGGATTAAACCGTGTCGTCCTAAGTGTCAATGTACTAAACGGAAGCCCAAGAGTCGTCAGGGAAATCAAACCGCAGACTAGAACTTCTATGCTCATCCATAAATTCGAGAGCATGACCTTCATGTTCATGGACAAAATCCGCGACCCGGTTACCTTCGTTCCATAATCCATAGGCAGCAGAGTTCTTACCTGCTGGTTCGTCGCATATAACCTTGCAATCTCGGCAAGCGAAAAAGTATAAACGACCCAATCAAACTAGTCCTTTCGGTCGCCCGACCTTGCGGGGTGTATATTGAGCAAAGCCCTCTTCTGCCGGAACTCCTAAAATCTGACACATGCGAATCATGGTCTGTTCGTCCGGGCGATAGCGGTCTTTGATGTAGTAGTAAATCATCGAGCGGGTCACCCCGACTGCACGGGCAAACTGCTCGTAACTCATATCTAGCTTCTCGATGAGCGGCGGTAGCCACGTCCCGAGGTTGCTATAGTCGTTCACATTCATAAATCTATTATACCACACCTTTCGTCATTTGTCAAGGGGATTCAATAAATACCCCTGACAAGTAGGATTCTAAGCCCGGAACAATGGTTGTATAGTAATAATATATACATGCCTATTACCACGGCAGTGACAATGGTATTTATTATAGCATACTTTTTAAAATTTGTCAAGATAAATAAATTGCTTGACAAGAAATACTTTTTATGTTATAATAGGTTTTGAAGGACGATACCAGACGCCGGATAGGAAACTCGGTGGGAGCGGGAGTACTGGTGTGAAACAGAGCGTCTGAGACGAGATGAAGGGTTCGAGTCCCTTCCCTGTAGAGACGAACGTCTGGTATCTACTTCTCTTTTTAATGGAACAATCAAATCTGAAACCCTGCATTCCGTCAGAGTTAAACCCACCCCTGAACTATACCCTAGTTACAGACGTGGCGGGGCTGGAAAAGGTTGCAGCGTTTTTCAAACGTAAATCGGTATTTGCGATTGATACCGAAACAAACATGGTGGAAGATTTTTACCTCCGCCGCATTCGCACGATTCAGATAGGTGACCGGGAAGAACAGTATGTCATTGACCTCAAGTCTTTTACCGATACTTACGCATATACAGAAATTCAGCAGTTTACTCTTATGGAAGCTATGGGGAATTACACCTTTCATAGCTGCCTTCTGCCTGTGGTTTCTGTTCTTCGTCCGGTGCTTGAGTCAAAAGACTGGCTCAAAGTAGGTCACAATCTTCAATTTGACTACGAAGTACTGAAGTGGTGCTTCGGACTCCGCATGTGGAACGTGTATGACACGATGCTGGCGGAAATGGTCATCTACGCTGGCCGGGTTGATTTCAATATACGCGGCTTCTGGGGATTGAAAGACTGCGTTGCACGGTATGCAGGACTGGAAATCGACAAAGATGCCCAGACCAGCTTCAACCTGACTGACGAGTTAACTGAAAACCAAAAGATTTATTGCGCTCTTGATTGCCGCCTACCCTTGGCTGTCAAATCAGGACAGAACGCGCACATCACCAAGGGTAACCTGTGGCAGACATGCCAACTTGAGTTCGATGCTATGCCAGCCTTTGCTGACATGCACTTGAACGGTATCCGGCTGGATACTGAAGCATGGCGAGGAATCCTCGCTAAAGTCGAGGCTGACCACCAACGAAATGTACAGAAGCTAGACGAGTACTTCATTCCCCTAGTTGGTAAGAAGGGCGAGTGTAGCGAAGACCTTGTCGAACTAGAGAACATTTGGAAGACGACAACGGACAAAGAGCTACGGGCTGAGGCTCGTAAGCGGTTCATGACTGCTCGTAAGCAGATGAACAAGTCCAAGAAGGAGTTTTTCTCATATGAAGGTGACGCCGCCATCAATTATGGCTCCAATCCTCAACTTCTCGCCGCATTACGAAAGAAAGGCTACGATAAGAAGGAATTACCGGATACGAATGACCGGACACTGAAAAAGATTTCTGAACACCCGAAGTGGGACTTGGCAAAAGCCAAGAAAGAGAGTCCCGACTATTCTCAGGTCGGAATCATCGACGCCATTCGGTTATACCGAGAAACAAACAAGATTCTCACCACATACGGCGAGAACTTCATTCGTGACTACATTAACGAGAATACTGGCAGGATTCACTCCCGCATCAAGCAGATGGGAGCGGAAACCGGGCGTACAAGTAGCGTAGACCCGAATATTCAGAATATTCCTCGCGGTAGTGACTGGCGTGGGTGTTTTATCCCCCGCGACGGTTGGAAGATGATTACCGTTGACTATAACGGCTGCGAACTTCGCATTTTGGCTGAATATAGTCGGGAAAAGGCGTTCTTAGACGCTTTCTTGCAGGATTGGGACGTTCACTCCGTCGGTGCCGAGATTCTCTTCGGTGATGAGTGGAAAAACGCTGCTGAAGAAGGCTGCGCGTATTACAGCAAGCACCAGAAGTGTAAATGTAAGGGACACAAAGAGCTTAGAGACGCTGTTAAAGCGTTGAACTTTGGTATCGCCTACGGCATGGAAGCTAAGAAGCTGGCCGAGGCTATTGACCGCGATGAAGCGTATGCGGAAGTCCTGCTCAAGAAGTATCGAGCAACTTTCCCGACACTCATCAAGTATCTTGAAGCGTCTGCAAAGTCTGCGGTTACTAAGCTAGAATCGCGCACTTTGGCCAATCGTCGCCGCTACTTCCGCAAGCCGGAGTGGGCGGACGCGGTTAAGAAGGCTGTTGACGAACTCCGCGCACGGGCTAAGAAGGAAGGTCGGGATACATTCGACCCGCCCTCCACTAAGAAGATTGCTCAGAAGTACAAAGCAATGTTCATGGCCATCGAGCGTGAAGGTAAGAACACGCCAATTCAAGGTAGTAACGCCGACCTTGCGAAGATTGCAATGGGTTGTGGGTTCGACAGTACTGGTGTTGGCTTCATGTGGCACCGCCTTGAACCTGAGTTCGGGGCAAAGCTAGTAAACTTCGTGCATGACGAGTTCGTAATCGAAGTTGAGCCTGACCGCGCTGAAGAATGCTTCAAATTTGTTGGTGACTGCATGGAACGCAGTGGGAAAGTGCTTATCAAGCTGATTCCTATGACTTACGAAGGACATATCGGTGACCGCTGGCAAAAATAAACAGCTTTTGTTCTCACTCACTAAGAAGGATTTTGTGGTACAGACATTCTGCACTGGCGGAAACGGTGGTGGACACCGTAACGCCAAGCAGAATGGGGTGCGTATTATACATCCTGCGTCTGGTGCACGGGCAGAACACCGCGATGGGCGCGACCAAGCTAAAAATAAGGTGGCCGCTTTCAAGAAATTAGTAGAAACGCCAGAGTTCAAAGCATGGCATAAAGTTGAGACAATGCGTCTGCTCGGGCAGTTGAAAGAAATTGAGGAGCGTGTGGATGATGCCATGCGCCCGGAACACATAAAAATAGAGGAATTTAATGTTAGCAGTTAAGAAGTTTCACGAAGATGCAATACTGCCCACCGTGGCTCATCCGAGTCAGGATTTGGGCTTCGATTTGTACACAATTAAGACCGAAACTATCATTCCCGGCCAAATGGTCGAGATTCGTACTGGAATCGGGCTGCATTTCAAGAATATGGCGGTCGGATTCGTCATTAAAGACCGTTCTTCCTTCGCCAAGAAGCGTTTGGTGACTTCTGGCGGCGTTATTGACGCCGGATACCGGGGAGAAATCATCGTTTTCATGGAAAATCGAGGAACTGAAACACAAGTCATCGAAAAGGGCGCTAAATTCGCCCAATTCATCCCGCTTCCCACACTTACGCGCCTACAGGTGCAAGAAGTCGAAGATTTAGAGGATTCTACCCGTGGCGTCGGCGGTTTTGGGTCATCTGACCTTGTTGTACCCAAGGATTCTGGTAAAATAGTACTTGCATAAGAAAAAATTTGTTTAAAGCAACCAAATTTTTTACTTGACATCAAATATCTTGTTCGGCTAAGTTAAAAGCCGGAGAAGATGATGCCAGTACCTAAATTACAACCAAAATCGCTATTTGCCCAGAAGGTAGGGGAGCGGATGGATGAATTGAAACTGTCCAGTATTGATGTTTCTGACCGGACGGGTGCGACGTACCAGCATGTTCGTGGTATCGTTCGCGGCGATTCTAACCCTTCTCCTTACTTTCTACGAGTCCTCTGCGACGTACTACAGCTTGACTATGAAGAGATGTCGAAACTTGTCGCAGTTGACAAGGTTTCAAAGAAGTTCGGAGATATGACCGAGCTTCCAGACTTACTGAAAAAGTCCAACTCTCTCAAAAGGAAGGCAAGTTAGTATGCCGACAGGGATTTACAAACGTAAAAAGAAGCAAGAACCTATTGCGGTGGATGCAACACGCACCCCGTTACATACAATTGACCAAGCTATCGCTGACCTCGACCGCCAATTGGCTGCTAAAGAAGTCGAGATGAAGGTTAGTCATAAGCTCCGTGAGGCTTTAGTAGCCTCGCGTGACAAAGCAGCACAAGCATTGGAGAATGGCCGCATTCGATTGCTGCCTGCCAAGGCTGACCCTGACACTAACACCCGTAATCTTGGGTTCCTTGGTGCAGGATTAGCTTCTCGTGGTGCGGAAATCATCACAGCGAATGGTTCGCCTATGCATGTGAAAGCTGTCCACGCCCAAATGACGCTCCAACCCGGACTGGAATCCGTGTCGTTGGAGTCACTCCGTGCGACGATGTTGTCTGATACTAAGCGGACACGCCCACGCTTGGTGGCTCTCGGTGAGGGTATTTTTGGACTGTACGGTGTACACGGCGAAAAGCCGAAGCGCCAGTACCGCCGGAAGCAGTTAGCGGCGTAACACTTGTTGTCTCCTTTCGTTGAAAGGGCCAGTTCTATCGGGGGCTGGCCCTTATTTTTATAGAAAGTACTTGACAACTACCATATGTTATGGTATAATACAAGAGAATGAAAAATGCACAGGTATGGACTGATGGCGGCTCACGGGGAAATCCGGGGCATGGTGCCATTGGTGTATACGTCCGTTTCGACAACGGAGAGACAATCCATAGCTCGAAGTACATCGGCGCGAAGGTTACCAATAACCAAGCTGAGTATGCGGCTCTATTACACGCTTTGACTCTGTTGGTTGAGGAAGAAGACGTGGAAAAAGTGCTGGTTTACGCCGATTCTGAGCTAATGGTAAAGCAGATGAAGGGTCTTTACGAGGTTAAAGACACCAAAATCCGAGTTTTGTACGACAAAATCATCAAGTTGCTGCTGAATTTCAAGGAATTTGCTATTATCCACATCCCGCGAGAGCAAAACAAGGTCGCGGACGGCCTTGTAAACGAAGCACTCGACCGAAAACTGAAGAAATGAACGCTGACGAGCAAAAATACCGGGAATTCTGGTCACCCAAGAGCTTTAAAGAGGCTCATGACAAGATTCTAGAAGCTGACGACTGGGATTCTTACACACAGCGCACTATCTCGGACATAATCACTGACAAAGTGAAGAGTATTCAAACATATGCTCCTGCTACTACCGCTCTTGAGATTGGTTGTGGCGTCGGACGCTTGATGAAGGCTATGACTAAGCACTTTGACTATGTGTTTGGTGTAGATATCAGTGCTGAGATGGTAGCCATGTCCAAAGAATATCTAGCTGTTATGGAAGATGCCTGTCTAACCTCCGTTTGCGATGGTAAGACCATCCCGTATAGAGACAATACATTCGAGTTCATCTATTCTGTCATAGTGTTTCAGCATATTCCCTACCGGGATATGATTCAGAATTACATTCGAGAGATAAAGCGGACATTACGAGATGGTGGTATGTGTAGGATTCAGACACACAAAGGGTTCGCGCCGGGTCGATTCGCTAACTTCCACGGCCATTTTTACCCAGACATTCACAGTTTCGCCCAAGAATTCACGGACGCCGGACTTAAAGTCATAGAACAGGACGAGGTAGATAACTGCTACCTCTGGATTACAGCCCAAAAATGAGCGACGTAAACTTTAAACAGATGATGGAGAAGCAGGACTGTGAGCTATATCAGCTTGCTCTCATTGCGCTGGCGAGGAAGAACCCTTCGCTAGTACTTTCCCGCGCCGAGATTATGGAAGCCTACAAGTATGTCGGGGAAGTAGACGAGATTAACGGTAAGTTCGTGTTCCGAGCCAAGCTAAAACCAACGAATTTTGACCAGCAGAAAGCGCAGGAGTTCTTCGATGCAGCAAGAGCAGCTACGCCGTTGTCCTAAGTGTCATGGTCGCGGATATGAAATCAAATGGGCGGTAGACGCCCCTTATGAGGCTGATTGTCTGCGTTGTCACGGTGCAGGATTCCTGCCGCCCACGGACGATGATGACTAAAGTAATTGTATATCACGGTGGCTATGGCTGCGACACTGGGTGTTGCGGTCATTGGGTGGAGATTGATGGGGAATATTTATCCAGTCGGGAAGGGTTCAGCTTTGACCACGCCTATGACGCCAAAACTAACGAAGAACGCAAGGTGTGGGCGATTGAGTTCGCCAAGGGAATCGTCGAGAAGAAGTTTGGTAAAGACCACGCATTCGACCTTGATTGGGATAACTGCCGGATTTCTAGCGGAGATACCTGCTGGTGATTAAAGACAAGATTTTACAAGTAATCAATAGCGAAGTTATGTGGTGTAAGAAGAACACCGACAACTTAGTGACCGAAGAGTTCAAGAAAGGCTTTATTGCTGGGCTAGAACAAGCGCGGTATCTGGTCACCTGTACCCATGATGATGACTAAGAATGGCGAAGCTGCCCCTTCGGGC